TCCTCATTCACGAGTCGGGCGAGGAGTTGAGCTTCGGCAAGCTCTTCGTGCCTTGCACCAAGCAAGACGCGCAGGGTTACGGCAGCGCCATCACCTACGCCCGCCGCTACCAACTGCAAACCGCGCTCGGCATCGCGCCCGAAGACGATGACGGCAACGCGGCGAGCGCATCCGCCCCGCGAATCATCGCCAAGGATCTGACCAAGGGCACCACGACTTACGCGGCGAGGCCGAAGCCAACACCGCGCACCACGGACGAGTTCCACGAGGAACGCTCAAGCAAAGCGAAGCCTGTCGAACCCGACGATGACCGCATCCCGTTTTAACCAACCAACCAACAACCAACCGAACACACACAATGGCAATCCAACTCAAAATCGACGTTAGCAAAATTAGCAAGCCCGACCTCTACCAGGGCAAAAAGGGCGTCTATCTCGACGCAATCCTCTGGGAGAACCGCGACGGCCAAAGCCAATACGGCGATGACGGCTATATCACGCAAGGCATCAGCAAGGAGAAGCGCGATGCCGGCGAGCGCGGGCCGATCATCGGAAATTGGAAGCACATGGAAAAGAAGTCGGACGCACCGAAAGCGAAACCGCAGGCCGACGAGATGGCCGACTCAGACATTCCCTTCTGACCATGAGCAACCTCACGGGCATCCATTACCAAATGGACGAGAAAGAATACCGCATGGCCCCGGCCATCGCGGGGAGTGACGCCAAGCACATCCTGCCGCCGAAATCGCCCGCGCACTACGCGGCCCACATGGCAGGCGAGACGAAGCGCGAGCAGACGAAGGCAATGCTGCTCGGCACTATGTCGCACCTCGCTGTGCTGGAACCGAACAAGCTCGACGCGGCTTTTGTGGAGAAGCCCGAAGGCAAGGAGGGCGATTTCCGCACGAAGGAAGGCAAGGAGTGGAAAGCCAAGGTGGGCACCACGCCGATCCTCGACGCTGACGAAGCGCGAGCCGTGCGGGGAATCCGCGACAGTATCGCCGCGCATGATGCGGCAAAGGCGTTGCTGGCTGGCTGTGACAGCGAGGTGGCGATGTTCGCCGAGCATAGGAGCGGCTTGTGGATCAAAGGCCGCGTGGACGCGCTGAAGGTGGAGTCGGACAACGGGGCTGTCATCGTGGACGTGAAGACCACGAGTGCGGGGGCTGACTACGGCACGTTCTCGCGGCAAGCTGCATCGCTCAACTACCACTTCAGCGCGGCATGGTATTGCCACTTGGCGGGGCTCAATGGCCTGCCTCCTGCGCGGTTCTACTGGATCGCGGTGGAAGTGGCCCCGCCTTATGCGGTGGCCGTCTACGAGATCCACCCCGATGCGCTCGATCTGGGCGTGGGCATGATGAATGACGCGCTGGAACTGATCGCGCAATGCGAGGACGCGGGCGTGTGGCCGGGCTATGCGCCAGAGGTGCAGTGCTTGAATCTGCCTGCGTGGGTTTATGGGAAGGGGGCACAATGACCTGGCAACCCGAACTTTTCTTCGGTGCGCCCGAAACGCACCGCCGCCCCACGCAGGCAGGCAAGATCCTTGCCTATTTGCAGGCAGGCAACGTCATTACTGCCTTGGGGGCGTTGCAGCAATTCGGCTGCTTACGCCTCGCGGCTCGGATTCACGAGCTTCGCAACCAAGGCTGGCAAATTGCCGAGCGGATGGTGGAAACATCGAGCGGGAAACGGGTGGCGGAGTATTGGCTATGAATCGCGCACCTTCTTCCGCACCCACGCGCTGCGCGACTCGTCGCCGCGCAGTTGGTCAAGCCGCTGCCAATCCTTCGGGCGCAGGGAAATGGATGCGGTCACCACGGCGTCGGGGCGGGGCTTGCGCCCCGCGCCCTTGCGCTTTCCTCCGTGGGTTTTCATCAAGCAGCGTGGCGCTTGGGCCATACCTCTTTGATAAGTTCCAAGGCTATGCGCTCCATGCGGTCGCGGGCCTCGTTGTAGTGGATGATCTCGACCTCAAACGGAAGTTGATCCGATATTTTGGCGAGGACTTTTTCGGCGCGCTCTCTCGTGAAGTAGATCGCGTTGTTCCACGCGCCGATGAATTTCCACTTCTTTCCGTGCGTGGTAAGGCAGGAGGCCCGCCCCTTTTGAGCAATGGTGAAACCCTCGCCAAGAAGGCAGGGGATCGAGCGATCAACGCGGGCAGACTTGGCCTCGTCAATCATCAGCTTGAGCATTTCTTTGGTGTTCATGTTGTGTGTGTTGGTTGGTGGTTAAATCGATTTGTGCCCGTAAAGATTGAGGGCTTCAGCAAGGGCGACGTTATGCTTCTCGCACAAGTCGCAAGCAGCGTTGTAGTCGGTGAAGCGACCGAGAATTTCGGTGCCATTGATTCCGCGCACGACATCAAAGTGCGTGCCGTATTGGTTGATGACCGCAATTTGGCTGCGGGTGGATTGGGTGGTGTGTGTTTTCATTACGCAGACAATATCTCACGCCGTCTTGAATCTGTCAACAGGTATTTCAAGAAAAAGAGCGATTTTTTTGGCCGTTGGGAATCAGGCACTTACGGGGGTTTTTACAGAGGCGGAGGCGTGGCATGACAACTTTTTGCGGCGATAGTTTAACAGCAGAACTTCCCCTATTCCAAGGGGAGGGTGGCGGTGCAATTCCGACCTCGCCGCTCCAACTTTATTTCCGCGAGATCAACGCGGTAACTGCGGCCGGCGCGTATCGTCGGTGGCACTACTTGGGCGATACTCCGTTTTTGTCGCAGATCAACTTCGGGGCGTATTTTGAGGGCGAGCTTCAGGGCTCAATTAGCTACGGCCCGCCCAACGCCAAATACCTGAAAGGCTATTGGACGCCCGAAACGCAAAACGATTGGTGGGAGATAAAGCGGCTGGCAATGAGCGAGGCTTGTCCGCGAAACAGCGAGAGCCGCTTCATCGGCGTAACACTTCGTCTAATCAAGCGAACTCAGCTTGTGCGCGGCGTCATTACCTACGCCGATGACGGCCAAGGTCACGTTGGGACGATCTACCGAGCGTCGGGATTTACCGCCTTGGGACTTACCGCCCAAAAGACCGATTTCTACATAGACGGCAAAATCAAGCAGCGCGGTAAGGTCAGCGGCTTGGATGGAGAATGGAAGCCGAGATCGAGGAAGTGGCTTTTCGTTAAGCGGTTTGATTCGGGCCGCACAATTTCGCCCACGGGGGCCAAAAACCAAAAAGAGAACACACACACATGAACATCAAAGTTGAAACAATCACTCCGAGCTGGGCCTCGGAGGTTTTGGAGAAGCGAAATACACGGAATATCCGCTTTCAGAAGACGTGGGCGGAAAAATTGGCCAGAGACATTAAGGCTGGCACATTCCTATTAACACACCAAGGCATTGCCTTCGACGAAGACGGAATCCTATTGGATGGACAGCACCGATTGGCGGCGGTGGTTATGGCAAACAAGCCCGTGCAGATGTTGGTAAGCACGGGAATTGCCGTTTCTCAGAAGGCCAATGGGGGCCAAATGAAAACGTGGAACACGATTGACCAAGGCCGAATCCGCAAGGCTGGCGACGTGTTGGGCATGGAGGGCGTTAGCAACGGCAGAAGGATTGCCGCTGTGGCGCGCTGTCTGCTTATAGCGTGCGGAAACCCAAAGGTGGGAGCCGTATCCTTGCCACAAATTCAGTTGGTTTTGGAGGTTGTTGGCGGGCACGTCGAAACCTGTGCGGCCATAGCGGAAAGCAAGCGGCAGATGTTCCGGCCTCCCGCGTCGGCGATTGCCGCCACAGTATTGCTCCACACTACGGCCCCGATGGATGCCGAGGAGTTTATGGCGGAGTTGGTTAGTATTACCGGCCCCGAAAACGCTCCAAGCCGGGCACTAATTGGGTGGATTAAACGACATCCGATGATGGGCGGGGCCAATGCCATTGCCCACTTCAAGACAACCGCTTCTGCCCTCAAGGCCCACGTCGAGGGCCAAACGCGCATTAAGTTGTATTCCTCAGAGCAGGCTTACCAATGGCTGCTTTCGACAAACAAGGAACTCGTCCACAAATTCAAAACCATTCTCTCGCTCTAATGGCTGGCGATTGGATCAAAATGCGCTGCAATCTGGACACCGACCCAGCGGTGTTCCAGATGGCGGCGGCGTTGGAAATGGACGAGCTTGCCGTAGTCGGAAGGCTCTGGAAGGTCTGGGCGTGGGCCGATCAGCACATCGCAGATTGTAACGCTGTGAGCGTTACAGCAAATGTGCTTGATCGCATCACGACCACACCGGGTTTCGCCGAGGCGATGCGAAAGGTGGGCTGGTTGGAGGGCCGCGATGGCGACTTGTCCTTCCCGCACTTTGACCGTCACAACGGCCAAACAGCTAAGAAGAGGGCACTTACAAAGAATCGAGTGGAAAAAACGAGGGCCGATTCTGTAACGCTCCCAGCGTTACAAGAGCGTTACCAGAGAAGAGAAGAGAAGAGTATATATAGCACAGTAGGTGGCGAGGCGGGGTTTGCGGTCGAGGAAGTCATCGAGGCAGGAAGACGCGCCAGCATCCCAGAAGACGTGTGCCGCGCTTACCACGATGACCGCGAGGGCGCGGGATGGCTCGACGGCAAGGGTAGGCGCGTCTCGTCCATGCCGCATGACCTGTCGGGCTTTTGGCGCAAGTGGCAGAGCAACCGCAGCCCGAAGCAATTTGGCAACGGTGCGGTCAACGGCCACAACGGCAACCCGAAGCCCGAAGGTGTGTGGCAGCTTCAGCAGCGCATCGAAGCCGCGCAAAAGGAGGTAGACCGCATCTGCGCGAACCCGGCGAACAAAGAGGCCGTCCCTGACTCGTTCGACCGCAGGCTGCGGGCCGAACCGATGGCGAAGGTGAAGGCGTTGAAAGCGAGCATATCGGAAATGCGGCAGCGGTTGGCTGGGGTGGAGGTGGCGGCGTGAGCGAATCCTTGCGCGCCTACATCGCCGCCCGTGGCCTCGACGCCCGGCTGGTGATGAACGAACTGCAAGACCACGGCGTCATTTCCGACAATGCCGTGAGCGTGGCCGATGTCGGAAACGGCGGCGAGTGTATTGGATGGCTGGAAAAGCGCGATGTGCGGCATTTGCGGGCCAATGAGACGGCAAGGAGGGCGGCTTAATGAAAGGCGAACAAAACGCAAAGGTGGAGCGCATCATGCCGATGGGGCGGTTGAATCCTATGGGCTCGCGCTACTCAAAAAGCCGCAAGGCGACCAAAGCCATGCGCGACCGGGCCAAGGCTAAACGGCGCAGACTTATGGCGAAAACAAGCAGACGGAGGAACCGACTATGATTGACATGAAACGCGCAGCCATGCTCGGAGGCGACCCCGCAGACCGGAAAGAGGCCAGCTATTGGCCGACACACGAGGACAGCGTGGAAGACGTGTGGGCCGACGAATGGCTGGAGATGTGCCGGGCCTCAGAGGTCAAGGTTTGCCCCGATGCCGTGACGCACGGCAAGGCAGCACTGACCAAGACGCTCAAAACCAGCGACAAGGACGGGCACAGGCTGGCCCAACGCGAGGCCATTGTGCGCTTTTTGCAACAGGCGCGGGAGGTGTCGGCCTGTCCCGATCTGCAATACTTCGTCGCTACCTGGCAGGCGGCTTTTGAGCTTGAAGACAAAGACGAGGACAAGACGCAGACCAGCATCGCCAAGCAGTTCGGCGTCACGCGGGCAGCGGTCAGCAAAAGAGTCGTGGAGATACGCAAGGCAGCTAACCCGGCGACCATTGCCCGAAGCCAGAAGAGCATCGAGGCCAGAAAGACTTATGCGTTGCGACAGTTAATCGTCGGGCAAACCAGAAAGAAAATAGACTTAACCAACCAACAGAAAGAGACAAACGACCTATGGGCACAGCATACAACGGCAAAGAACTAAGCAGCGTCAGCGTGGAGCAGATCCGCGCGCTATCGGAAAAGATCCACGAGGCCAAGGCATCGGCCATTGGCTCGATGAAGGAGGCGCTTGAACTAAAGCACGAGCAGGGGCTTTTGCTGGTGCAAGCAGAGATGGAGCTTGGCGATGCGTTCGACGCATTTGTTGACGGGTTGGGCGAGCAAGGCATCGACCCGAATCTGGCGCGGGACAACTATCGGCTGGCAAAGAAGCACAAGGATCGCGCCTCGCTCTTTGATCCTGCAACGGTGAAGCAACTGGTCTTGCGTGACTTTGCTCCTACTGTGCCAAAGCCTGAGACGGAGAAGGTGGCCGATGTGCCTGCTTACACGATCACGGTGCGCTTTAACATTGACCCGATGGACTCGGCGTTTCCTCGCGCGCGGTTCTTGGCTGAACCTCAAGTGCGGTCGTTGATACAGGCGGTGCAGGAGCTTGAGCAGTCGTAACAGCCTAGCCCCCTAGGGTTTCGGGGTCCCGCGAGCCTAAGACGCAAGTGCCCGATACATATCGGTTTGTTCCTGCGAGCCTACAACCCTTGACAATGGTTGTGGGTTGTGGGGAACGGGTTGTCTCAAGGTCAAATGGCGAAGGCGCTTGGCATCAGCCAGCAAGCCGTAGCCAAAGCCGCCAAGCGCGGAATGCCGCTAACCAGCGTCGAAGACGCGCTGGCATGGCGACGGGTTAACCAGAGCGCCAAACGCACCAAGACAAGCGCCGGGCCAACTCCGACCCCGGAGCCCATCGGCCTCTCCGCCCTGCCCGAACTGCCCGACGATCTCGCCGTCACCGACAAACTTCGCCGCATAGCGGTCAATGACTTTGAGCGGGCCAGCACGATCCAAGAACGCAGCGCCGCCAGCCGCACGGTGAAGGACGCGGAAGAGGCCCACGAGATTCGCAAGCGCGACCTCGTGCGCTCCGAGCAAGAGTCGCAAAACCTCATGCACCGCGACCAAGTGCAAACCGTCATCGCCGAAGAAGTCGGCAAGCTCCGCGCGCTGCTTGAAGCCATGCCCGGCGCCATCGCTATGGCCGCAAACCCTCACGACCCCGAACTGGCCCGCGATGCCGTGGCCGACTATTTAGAGCAAGTCTTCTCCACCTTGAGCAACACAGGCAATGCGCTGCGAGTGGATACCCGATAGCCGCGAGAAGGCGCTGGCAATGTGGCGGGCCCAATGGGTGCCGCATCCGCGCCAAAGCGTTACCGAGTGGGCCGAGGCCAACTTGTCTTTCTCGTCCCGCTTCACCTCGTCGCCGGGGCCGTTCCGCGTCCGCAGTTATCCGTATATGCGCGAATGGCTGGACTGCTTCCACCCGGCCAGCGGCGTCCGCTCGATGGCGCTGCTCTGCGGCGCCCAGGTGGCGAAGAGCACGGCCATCCAAGTAGGCATGGCCTACCGCCTCGTCCGCGCCCCGGCTCCCGCGCTGTGGGTGCTTGATACCCAAACCAACGCGCAGAGTTTCAGCGAGTCGCGCTGGCACGTGATGATTGATGACAACGAGGTTTTGCGCGCGCAACTCCCGCGCAACACAGACAAATTCAAGAAC